CTTTTCCCTTGGTGAAGAGGGAGCGGAATCTCCTGATTGGTTCTACAAACTATTCGGGGAAGAAAAGGGTCGTAAGTATGTGCAGACCAGCGGATGGCGTGGACACTTTGAAACCGTCAAGAACTTTGAAGGTATGACCGTCCTAGCATCGGGCTGGACAACTGGATGGGCTGATGAATATCACCAGCGTAAGGCGCACTTTAATGAATTCGCTGAGCATGTATGTGAGAACTTCTACGGTTCCGTTGCTCCAGTTTATTTCTTAATGGAGCCAACATCCAATGTCTTCTCATCAGGCATAGATTTCTTTTGTGCTACAGAAGATGTCGAGAAGGTAACTGCATGGCTTAACGAAATCGGTTATCCAGTTGAGAAGTTAAAAGAGTGGCTTGGATAAGTGAGGTTTGTTTCGCTAATTTGTGAGGTTCAAATTAGTGTTTGTGAGGTTTGTAGCACTTCTATATGTAAATAAATATAGAAGTGTGAGGTTTTGCGAATATAGTAAATTTACTATAAACTGGGGTTGTAAATACGAGAGAGAGGTATGAAATGGAAGACGCGATTTTGATTCATTCGCCTGAATATGCGAACTGGATTTTCGATAAGACACATCCAACGCAAGGGCGACGTTTCCTTCATGCTCGCAATCGTTTAGTACTGGAATCACAAAAGCGCGGGATTAATCTTTGGGAACTCCCGCCTGAGTATCCATCAACTGAAGACTTGCATCTTGTCCACGACGATGAATATGTCTTTGACGTGACAATTCGCGGTGAGTCAGGAGAATGGGTCGGGCAGCGCCATGACTTAGGTGACCTAGCAAAACTCTTTGTTGGCGGAACTATGACAGCCCTTGATTACTTGGTAGATGGAAAGACAAAGTTAGCGATTAACTTTGCTGGAGCCAAGCATCATGCAATGCGTAACCATGCCAGCGGATTCTGTGTGTTTGCAGATTTTGCTATCGCTGCTAAGCGAGCGGTCGAGTGGGGATATCGCGTAGCAATCTTTGATATCGATGCACATCATGGCGACGGTACTGAAGAACTGTTACGAAGCGATAAGAATGTTTTGACCTACTCGGTTCATGAGTGGGGAATCTTTCCAGGGACTGGATTAACTAGCGACTGGATGAACAAAGCATTCAACTATCCGCTTGCTGCTAAAAGTGGCGATGCAGCCCTCAAGGTTGCAACTACAAACTTCCTTGATGAAGTCCGAGGATTTCAGCCAACGATTATCTTCGTTGCTGCTGGAGCCGATGGTCTCAAGGATGACCCGCTATCAAATCTCGAATATACAACTCAAGGATATTTCGAGGCGATGCGAATGGTCCGTGAGGCTTATCCCGATACACCAATCCTCTTAGGCGGTGCGGGCGGGTATCAGCCTGATACGGGAACTCCTGACGCTTGGGTGGCATCTGCGCTCGGTCTCATGGCGCTACCAACCTCAAAGGTGGCACTCCTGTAGCCTTGGCTCATGACAACACTGGTCGGCATTCAAGGACGCAACTGGGCGCTCTTGGGTGCCGATACTCGTATTGCAGATGACTCAACAATCTATAAATTGGCTAAGGGTCACTCAAAGATTATCGAGCATGAAGATTTCACAATTGCATGTGCTGGAGATTTACGAGCCATCAATATCTTGCAAGCGGGCTTGAAATTGCCTAAGACTTATGTGGCACACAATGATTCGCATTTCATTACTTCGTTTCTAATCCCTGCAATGCGTAAAGCGTTTGCCGATGCTGGATACGAGAAGACAGCCGAAGGTCAGTCATCTCATGAATCGGAATTCCTTATCGCTTACAAAGGAAAGATTTATGAACTCGGCTCTGACTACTCATGGGTACAGGATTCTCGCGGTGTCTATGCTCTCGGCTCAGGTGGACCGATAGCCCTTGGAGCCTTGGCGTCTATGCAAGGCGATACGACAACTCGTGTGGAAGCCCGAAAGATTGCTAATAAGGCTCTTGAAATTGCGAGCACTTACAACTCAGATACGGCTCCACCGTTTCATATCGTTATTAAGGATTAACGCAGTACACCTTCAGGGTCATAAATCTTCAGGGCTTGCATAGCAATTTGCATCTTGGATTCTTTCGCATGATGCCCACAAAAGTATAAATCTCCACTAACGAAAGCACCGATGACATAGGCTTGAGCGCTACATCTATCGCATAAAGCATTAATGAGCGATGGTGCTCGAACTCCCGCTTCAACCATTTTTATCCAGTAATTGCATTCACTGTTAGAACGATACTTGCAGTAGAAGGATAGTTAGCGGTGCCACTGAAAAAAGCAAGGCTCACATCATCACTTTCTTTCATCCACATCATTTGAACTTCATCTCCAGCATTCAAATTTAGAAAAAAGTTCCAACCAATAATTGTATGACCAGTTGTTCCAGCGTGGGCTAGTGGAACAGCAGCCAAACCTGTTGAACCTGCAACATCTACACCGTTAATTCGAAACCATACATAAATATCTTTTGATTGAATGTTTGTATTTTTGAACTGTCCCGACCAAATAAAGTTATAGATACCCGCAAAATCGAACTTTATCTTTGTTAGCGCTGTTCCATCACTAATAACATTTATATGTCTTGAAAAATCTGTAACGCCAAATTTGTATGGTGTTGGCGTAGTCGTACTTCCTGATTGAACTGTTAAATCAAAGCAAGATATGTAGCGCTGGGGTGATGCTGTTGTATTTTGAAGGCTGCCATCTCCAAAAGTAATTCCTGTTTCAGAAATATAACGTCCAGCGATTACTTCGCCCTGCGATAAGCGGTCAGGATTTGCCATGGATTAACTCCAAATCTTAGGGCGGGTAGTTGTCGTACCGTTTCCCTTAGTGACGGCGAAAGGTGTTCCCTTGCCGATTGATACGGATACGCTGGTTTGGTTTGTAACTGAGGTAACGATGGAGTGACGGAAGCGAGAATCCTTTAGGACCTTCAACTCTGTGCCGACCTGAATAATCTTAGCCATTCTTTTCCGCCTTCTTTGGGTGCTTGACGATATAAGGGTCTAACTTTGCCTTGATGCGTCCATCTTTCGATAGGCGAACTGTCCAGCCGTCTTTAATCTGTGTGGCATTAAATGAGCCAGCCTTTTTCTTAGGCATGTTCCCCCCTTAAATGTTGCCCTTACCGCCTCGTGCGCCTTATTTCAGGTGTTTGTTCGCAATTGGGCAAGGGTCTTGGCTAAGTGTATCGCCTCGAACATTTGTTCGAATTGTGTGGCACAAAAATACTTTAGAAATATCCTTGTTTGGGGATGATTATTAACCCCAGTTGTGTTATACTGGTTGTACAAGGTCGAGAGAGGAAATGACATGGCTCAGAAAGTTTACAAAGTCACTTGTTCAAAAGGTCATATTGTTGAGGTAAGCCAAGAGGGTAGTTCCCAGTTTGATTTCTGCGGTTTCAAAGAATCTTACTGCGACGGTGTAGTAATCATTGTTTCCGAATCAGTATCTATCTAAGGGGATAAAAATGAGCAACTGGTCAGACAAAATTGTGGTCATAGGCGTCGGCATCTCAAAAGAAGAGGCTGAGAAAATTAAAGAAGTTATTGTTGAAAAGGTGAATAACTAACCCCAGTATGATATACTGGACTTGTTCTTAGAGAGGAGAACATAATGATAAAGAACTGCGACGATTGCGGAAAGCAATTCAATATCTTTAACGAGGGAAATGGACATCAATTCTTCGTAGTCTGCGGAAAGTGCTGGGCAACAGAAATCAAGCGCCGTGAAATCGGTGGCGTATTTACTAGAGGAGGTAACTAAATGGGATGGGACGTAACTCAGGTTGGTAGCAATATCACCACTAAGAAGTACATCGAGTATTACATAAAGACTTCTTACAATGATTCATACGAGATAGTCAAAATCGTCGAGGGTAAGAATAACTTCGGTGAAAAGGCTTTCTATGTCGCTGCTAAGAAAAAGGGCGATAACAATGTTTTTGCGGTCGTCTTTCTAACTCGTCGCAAGAATGGTTCCATCGCTGTAAAGGTCATTGGAGAAGCACTGGGTCCAGCACAAATCGAGGCTCCAGCAAACTTTATCTACTTGCTATCTCCAACAGAAAACGAATGGGCTAAGCAATGGCGAGCAGACTGCATCAATCGCTACATCTCAACAAAGATTCTAAAAGAGGAGGTTGCATAAATGGCTCAAAAGTACAGAATCGTTCGTATGTGGCGCGACCACAACAACACAGCAATCGTTAAGCGCGGGCTAACTCTTGAACAGGCTCAAGCGCACTGCAAGGACCCAAGCACTAGAGAGGCTGGAGTTTGGTTTGACGGATACGAGGAGGATAAGTAAATGGGATACACACATTATTGGAACGTAATCGACCCAGCAGTTATTGATGAGAAGTTTGAGGAATTCGTCGAAGGAGCCAAACTCATCATTCACACTGGAATCGAGGCAGGTATCAGGATTACAGATATTGAAGTCAGCAGCGAAAAGGTTGTCTTTCAAGGAGAGGTTGAGACTTTCTACTTCGAGCGACGTGGAGAAGCATTCAATTTCTGCAAGACTGGTCAGCATCCATATGACACCATCATCACAGCAATTCTGATTCAGGCTAAGAGAGTATTCGGAAATGCTTTGAAGGTATCAAGTGACGGCAACTGGGCAGAATGGTCAGATGGTCGCTTGCTTCATGAAACTGTCTACGACGTTCAGGCAACTGTAGGCGAGGTATTCGGAAACGTGGTGGATTAATGGCGAAATTCATCATTGACCTACAACACCAAGAGGATGAGAATTCTCCTAGGGGAACTCGGTTCTATGCAGAAATCGTGGAGCCATTAAATCGCAAGATTCTTTCTCAAGGAGAAGGAGCATCGTGGGGTGAGGCTGCAAGCCAAGCGGTTACCGCTCTATATCACCAAGGAGTTATTTAATGTCGAAATGGTTTATTTATCCAAAGCGTGGAAAGATTCGAGTCTCAAGAGTGAGGATTAATAAATGACAAGTGGGCTACGCTGGAAACTTGCTGTACTGCTGGCACAGATTGCTGATTGGTTTATCCAAAAGGCTTGTGCTGTTTGTGAAGATGACGCACATTGGGAAGTGCGTTGTCATTATGAGAAGTTATAGAACCCATTGATTAGATTGCCCGATTGATATCGGAGCAATTGGGGCAGCAACATTCTTGTTCTCATAAAGGGCGAGGAGCACCGCTTCT